TTGTAGGCTTGTAGACCTTGTGCCACAACGTTTCCACCTGCTTGATAATAAGGAACACCCGATACTGTTCTAATTGTGGTTGCTGACACATTACTCATGGTCACGCCCGAAGTAACCAATGTTGGCACTGCGGTCACATTATCTACTACATAAGGAACTACGTTTGTTTTACCTGTAGAGGTATGCGATAAGAATGTGTCATTGTAGCCCAAATTAGCAGCCGATACTGCCCCACTGATATAAGCATTAAAGACTTTGTAGAAGTAACTTGGATATGTGGCATCAACCACATGGTAATCTCTGTCTGCAGCAATTACCAAATTGTTATATGTCCCACTGGTGTCTGTTGATGTACTAAATACAACTCCGCCCACGTTGGCTCCACTTACATAAGCAAGTAAAGTTCCTGCAACAGATGTATTGGCATTTGTTATAGTGTTTGTGACCACTGTGCCAGTTGATGTAGTATAACGTGTTACACTTGTTCCGGCACTGGCAATGTTACCACTTGTTTTATCCACTGCACCAGCAGACAAATAAGGACTAGTGCCAACCGATGAAGTACTCATTGACAATGTTTTGGTACTTAATGCACCCGGTGCAGTTGGTGTAGTCTTAATTGTGACTGTTACTGATTTGGTGTTACTCTGTGAGATAGTAACTGGCGTACCATACGATGTCAATGCCACTGTCTTGGCACCAGTTGCCGAATACGTGTGTGTTATGTTTGCTGAACTTGGGAACCCAGATCCAGACGATACGTTACCACTTGAAGTTGAATCTCCATAGTTCCAATTTACTATTGTGGCATTTTGTGTGGTATTCGAACTGAAGTTAAACAAGCCCCTATCGTTACCAAGGTAGTCAGTGTAAACATAACCTGACAACGCATTGTCACCGGTGGCATTGCTGATTGTGTTTGCTGTCGCTGACAAATTACTACGAACACTTGGTTCAACAATGATCTGTATGTTTGAACTAGTGAATGGACTTGTGCTATATCCGGTGTATACTTTTAATAGAGTATTATATGTTACTGATGTTCCAGCAATCTGTTGTGCTGATGGCAAGGAATATGTGTGAGCAATAGTTGTACTGGTATCGCCTGAACTTGCACTACCAATTGATACGTTGCTGTTGGCGGTACCATCACTCCACCAGTATTGATAAACTTGTTGAGCACCAAACGTTGCGTTACTACCAGGAGTGGGTGTTGTTCCGTTAGTGACGCCAACTGTGCCACCCCCATTGCCTTCCCAGTTAACTGTACGGAAGGTTGTTACAGCACCGTTGGCTGTGATTGATGGTGTTATTACACTGTATACTTTTGTAGTATACGGAGCACTATTAACACTTACTATGGTTGGCGGTGCGGCGGCCGTACTGCTATTACTTTGTAATATGATACTGTAGGCAGTATCTGTGGTGGCGTTGTTGTATGTGTGTTTCTGTGTGCTACCAGGACTTGTGCTGACTGTTGTGTTGCCATCTCCCCAATATACTGTATATCCAGTTTCATTTGTACTGGTGTCAGTGAATGATATTGTATTGCCAGTATTCAATGACGCTGTGTTAGTGGTAAATGATGGTACTGGGTTTGGTGTATATAATGTAATATAGTTGGTGCGAGTAAAATCATCTACGCTACCAATTGCACCCAACGTGGCATTTCCGCCCCATGTGCCGGAACTGTTTGACGCACGATAGTAAACTGTAAATACTCCGCCACTGGTGTTGGCATAAAGATGTGTCACTGAACTACTACCAGTTGTGGTATTACCATCTCCGAAATCCCAGTAGTAAGTGTTTGGGTTACCAGATGCTGTTCCTGTAAATCGAATTGCAACTGGACTGGCATTGGATGTTACATTTGCTGTGAATTGTACATTGCCAACAAATGTACCTTGTCCAAGATTTAAGGCAACTTGATTTAGATTGTCTATTGCGTCAGTGACTTTTGTTGTACTTGACCAACCATCATATCCTGAATTGGCCACAAGGCTACCATCTGTTGGTGTCCCTAATGTAACGTCCATTCCTGTTGTACCAACAGCACCTGCCAATACTGTTAAATTTGCCCAAGATGTGTTTCCGCTTCCATCTGTGGTCAATACATAATTTGCAGAACCACCAGTTAGAAATAAATTACCAGTTGTAATTACATTACCACTTTTGTTGGTAATATTACCAATAATATTATCAAGAAAATTTATTGCATCAGTAACTGTTATAGTATTAGATAAGGCTGTTGTACCGTATGCATCGCCGGATGTTGCTACAGATCCTAATACAATGTTATTGCCTGTAAAGTTTTCTAAACCAGACAGTGTACTTAAATTTCCAAAACTTAAATTTCCATTACCATCTGTATATAGAATATAGTTAGCAGTGCCGCCTGTTATTTGAACGTTAGATACACTACCGAGATTAATTTTACCAGTATTGCTGGTAATGGTGTTGCCTAATATTATAAGATTGGCAAGTTTGACATTGCCCGAACTATCAAGACTATAAGAAGGACTGGCATTGTTTATACCAACACGACGATTTATTACATCAGCATATATTAAATTACCGTCAATGGCAATATCAGCACCCTGGCGTTCCAGGTTGCTCTGTAACATCTGCCCTGTTATACGTGCTATTGCCATGTTATCCCTTATACAGCATCAGTGCTGTTTAGATTGTGGATAATGGTAATCTTGTTTGGGTTAACTCCTGGTGCCGGTGGCGGACTACTGAATGTGATATATAAAGTACCATCAACTGTGTAGTTGTTATCTGGCTGTTGATACACTCCTCCGACAAACACTGCAATTGCCTTTGGATCAGTTTCTGCTTTTTGCATCAAGAACATGGTGGTGGAACCATCGCCTGTTAAATCGTCAACTAACAATGAAACTGAACCAATCTTGGCAACTTGATTCCATGCACCGTTGTAATAAAATTCAACCTTGCTGTTGGTTGTATTAAATCTTATAACTCCATTAACAGGAGAGTCGCCGGATGCACTGGTGGCAATTGGCAATCTAACACCAAGTGCCCCTTGAGCAATATCTGGGTTTTTGAGTAGTCGTCCCATCGTTAGATTCCAATCGAACTTATGGTTGCTGTTACACTATCACCAGCACTACAATTCGCACGAATACTGTCGCCATTGGCCAAAATAAATTTTTCAGCATAAACAATATATGTGTTTTGTCCAGTAATACTAATGTTTGCATATATGGCATTGTTTGCGTTGGCTATGACGCCGCTACCTGTTACCAAATAAACATTACATGTGACTGTTGCTCCTGTGGTGTTACACAAGTGAATTGTTGTTATTGCACTACTTCCTGAGCTGGCATATATATTTGCTGCTGTGCTGCTTGTTAGTCTAGTATTTTGTATTGCCATTTAATTATTCCTATTATCCAAATATGATACTGTATTTAATTGCCGCAGACGCTGTGGCCAATTCTTGTGCGGTATTAGTTGTATTTGTTACGTATAGTCCCGAACCACCACCGCTTGGTGTTTGAGCATACACTGTGTTATATCCAGCAACTGCCGTGGGCGTTCCTGTGGTATTTTGTATTGCCAAGTTACTGTCAAATTTGACATTTCCAGTAGTACTGCTGTATATACTGTAGGTCAACATGTCCAAATTGGCGATTAATGTCAATCCGCCGCCTGCACTCAGAGTTGATATATTGGCGAAATTTGTGCCATCTTTTGTTATTTGCCAATTTGTTACAGATTCATTCCAACGTAGTTGTACGTTGGCAGCTGATCCGCGATCGACCTCTAATCCAGAATAAACTGATGTAACCCCCGATCCGGACTCACCTTTGTTTAGCGTGATTATGCTGTCTGCAACACTGGTATTTGTACTGGTAACCGACGTAGAGTTACCCGTGACCACGAGATTACCCACAATGGTCACGTTTCCGCCTATACTTTCAATTGTATAGTTCCCGCCAATTCGTTTATATGATGCCATTAGAAAACCTTGTTTTTAGTATATTTAGCAGAAATAAACATAATGTTTTTTCAAAAGAAAAGCGGCCGAAGCCGCTTTCTAAGTTAAATTATCAACTTATTAGGTGTACCATACACGCACAAATGTGCTGTCCGGAATAGCCAAGTGATAACGATATCTGTTACCACTAAAATCGTAAACATACTTGTTGTTGATACGAGCAGCTTGACGTGAGTTAGTAATAGTCTGACCAGACTGTGCCGCTACGTTACCGTTAACTGCAACAGTGATGTTAGCAACTGTGCCACCAAACAATGGAGTGTTGATTGCTGTAACCAATGCACCAAATGCACCAATACTGCTACTGGCAAATCCTTGAATCCAATCGCCAACTGCTAGGTCACGTGGGCCAACCAAGTTGCTGGATGCAGCATATGTTACATATGTTTGTGTTGACGCATTGAGTGCCACGTTAGCAGCTGCAATGTTTGCTGTTGCTTCCGCTAGGTCAACGCGAATACTCATTGTGCTTGCAGCAGTTGGAGTAGTGATGTTTGCCAATGTACAGATACCTGCACCATCAGTTGCGTTGTACGCTCTGAACTTGCGAATACCTTTTTGTGCAATGATTGAACTGTTACCGGCTGTACCAGAACCAATTTTAGCAACTGCTTGAATTTGGCGTCCAGTTTGTGTTGTGTTACCACCTGTACCACCGGTGTACGCACCGTTAATATACTGAGTGCTGATGTAACGGTCGTGAATTTGACCGCTGGTGTCAGTGTTTGTAATTTTTAATTTTGCCATTTTATTTTTCCTTTTTAAATAGCGTTCTAGGCTACCCGGAGTGGCCTCCGAGAGTTCTTATGAACAATGTATTTACTGCAATCAACAAAAAAGGACCTTGCGGTCCTTTTCTGTCTTCCCATCCCTGGGTTAGTAATCTAAGATTACTGGAAGCTCAAGTTAGCGATAGAAATTTCCCCAACGTAGTCACCAGCGTTACCTAGAGAAGACGCAGTGTTGGTCAACTCAACGTAACCGTAACGTGTCATAAATGACACGACTGGTTCAAATGTTGTTGGATCTAGAACAACACCACTGCTCATCAATGGAATGTATGGGCAATAGAACGCGGCTGCATCAGCCTCGCTAGAACCTTTGTATCCAACTAGAACTGCTGCGGAGTCATTTGCATAACCGTCAACATAAACTTTCATTGCACCATTCAATGTACCAACAAACTTGGTGTTTGTAGGAGCTTCGAATGTGCCTTCTGTTGTACGAGCGAACGCTGAAGTAGTTGCAGATTGCAATACTGTCAATGCAGCTGGACTTACAACGGCCCAGTTACCAGCACCACGACGTGTGCGTTGTGCGATCAAGTTAGCTGTACGGTTGATCAAAACTGCCAAAGCGGCGTGTTCGTCACCAACGAATGTAGCTGTACCAGAAACAGCAGATTGGTCATATGCATAATCAGTAGCTGCCAATGAACGTAGAGAACCTAGGATCTCTTGATCAATTTCAACTGTGATTTCTTGTGCCAATGCGGCCATGATTTCTGCCTCAACGTCCAAACCGTGCATGGATTGTGCGTCTTGAGCAGCTTCAAACGTCCAACGTGCTGACAACTTGCGAGTTTTAGCCTCAACAACTTGTTTCAAGATTTGAACGTTAATTCTGTTACCTGCAACACCTTCAAGTGTGGCTGTACTAGTAGCTTGACCAGTAGTTGAACTACCAGAATAAGCAACAGCAATCTTGAATGGGCTCAATGCCTCATCACCAGCAGTAGTGCTAGTACCATAGCCAGAACCGTCAGAAACGGAATCAGCGTAACGTACACGCAATGTGTGGATTTGAGCTACTGGACCAGTCATTGGTTGTACACCAACGATTTCGTTTGCAATAACTGTAGGCATAACACGACGGATAACTGGTAGAATAACACGGTTAAGTGTAGCTACGTTACCTGCTTGTGTTGCACCACCGCTGGCATTCTCAGCCAACATTTTACGAGTGTTCTCTAGGATTACACCCATTGTAG